CAGCGTGGGACGCAGCGTGGGACGCAGCGAGGGCCGCAGCGGGCAAAAAACTATTGCCCGTCAAGGCCGAGCTACAACAGTCAGCGATCAAGCTGATCGAGCGCATGATTGCAGCCACGTCGGCCAAAGCATCCGTGGAGTTGGCACCATGACGATGATCCTAACCTACAAATACAGGATCAAAGATCGTTCATCGCGCAAAACGCTGCAACGGCATGCTTTTGCTTGTAATCAAGTCTGGAATTGGTGCGTCGCCCAGCAACGCGACACCGAGGCACGCTATCGGGCAGGCGCTCCTAAACGTAAATGGGCGTCGAATTTCGATCTACAAAAGCTCTGCAAAGGCGTGGGCACCGAACTGGGCTTGCATCAGCAGAGCGTCAACGATGTCTGCCGCGATTTTGCCAAAGCGCGCGACAAGGCCAAGCACGCACCACGCTTCCGGTCGAGCTTTGGTGCTCGGCGAGCGTTGGGCTGGATACCCTTCCAGAGACAGAGTCGTCAAACCTGCGGGAACAGCATTACCTATCTCGGCAAGCGCTACCGCTTCTGGGAAAGCGACAGGCCGCTACCCGAGAACGCCAAGGGCGGATGCTTCGTCGAGGATACGCTTGGCCGCTGGTACGTGTGCTTTTACATTGAGGTTGATCTACCTGCAGGCGGCAATGACGCGATCGGCGTTGACCTTGGCCTGAAATCGCTGGCGACGCTCAGCGATGGCCGCAAGATCGAGGCGCCGCAACACTATCGGCAGCACGAGCAACGCCTGGCTTTGGCGCAGCGCGCCAATAATAAGCAGCGTACCCGGCGCATCCACGCCAAGATCAAGAATTGCAGACGGGATTTTCTGCACAAGGAAACGACGAAGCTGCACCGCGAACACGCGCTCATCGCGGTCGGCAATGTCAACGCACAACAGCTCGCAAAGACGCGGATGGCGAAGTCCGTGCTCGATGCCGGCTGGTCTGCTTTCCGCTCCATGCTGAAATACAAATCAGCGGGATATGTGGAGGTAGACGAAAAGTTCACGACCCAAACCTGTTCGACGTGCGGATCACTTCCGCCTTCGCGGCCGAAAGGTATCGCAGGCCTTGGAATAAGAGCGTGGGACTGTTCCGACTGTGGCGCGAGCCACGACCGCGACGTGAACGCGGCTCGGAATATTCTCGCGCTCGCGCTCAGTGTCGAGCGTCCTGTTGAGGAAAGCCGGAGGGCAACATGCCACGGATAGGCACGCGCACGCATCAGGCGCACGCCGAACTGATCGCCAAGCTCGCGGCGGCCAAGCCCACCCGCATCATCACCGAGCGCGGCGCCGACGAAACCGACATCGCGCTGCGCGAAATGCACATCCGCGCCGTGACGGGCAACTATCTCAAATACCTCCAGGCGGTCATCGAGGACATGAACGAGCACCTCGTCGCCGGCGAGAAGGTCGACTGCGGGCAGTTCATCTCGGCCTTTGTCGATGTCGCCAGCGACTATCTCTACGCACCCATGCGCGCAGCGGCCAACGCGACCGAAGCCGAGCGGGAGTGGGTGGCATGACCGTCGAGCGCATTCAAATTCAGAGCCGCGATCAGTGGCTGGCCGCGCGCAAGCAGGATGTGACCGCTTCAACTGCGGCTGGATTGCTTGGCCTGCATCCATACGTCACCCCGTACGCGCTCCATCAATTCAAGAGCGGTGCGATTGCTGACGATACCGACGAGACACAGCCGATGCGCCGTGGAAGGCTTTTGGAGCCTGTCGCGGTTCAGATGATCCGCGAGGATTATCCCGACATCAAACTCGATGACTACCCAGTCGGGTATTACTATCGCGACCCCGAGCACCGCATCGGCGCAACACCAGACCTGCTGGCAACGGACGCCAAAGGCCGGCTCGGTGTCGTGCAAATCAAAAATTGCGAGCCCTCAATCTTCCGCCGCGACTGGCGCGGAGAGAACGGCGGCGTCGATCCGCCACTGTGGATCGTGGTGCAAGCCCTCATCGAGGCCTACCTGACCGGCGCCGAATGGGCGGCCGTCGCGCCGATGCGCGTCAGCTTCGGTGTTGAGATCGAACTCATCCCGATCCCGCTGCACGCCGGCATCATCGACCGCATCAAGTACGAAGTCGCCGAGTTTTGGGAGCGCGTGGAGCGCGGAACGCCGCCTGACCCAGACTATGGAAAGGATGGCGCGCTGATCGCCAAGCTTTTCCCGAAAGACGACGGCAGCGAAATCGATTTGAGCGCGGACAACATGGCCCCGCAGCTCGTTGCCGACCTCGAGCGCGCGCGCGCCGACAAGAAAGACGCCGAGACGCGCGAGAAAATCGCAAAGACGGGCATCAACGAGAAGATGGGCCCTGCCCGCTTCGCGCGCCTCGCCGACGGCCGTCGCATCTCAAACTCCACCATCGACCGTAAGGCCTACGAGGTCGCGGCCACGTCTTTCCGAATGATCAAAATATTAAACGGGAGAGCCGCATGAACGCGCCAATCAAGACGCCGGCGATTGGCGACAACCGGCCCGCGCTAATCACCGCCGACCAGCTGGCGAAGGACTTCGCGCACATTGAGGCGTTCGTGGCCGGCCTTGAGGCTGCAGCGAAGGACGTTGCCCCCGTCGTTGAAGATGACGACGACCTCGCCATCATCAATGCGCTGGTGCCCAAGCTGCGCGCCGGCGCCAAGCGTTGCGACGAGGTTCGCGACCAGGAGAAGCGGCCCTACCTCGACGCCGGCACCACGGTGCAAACCTTTTTCAAGGCGCTTGAAACCCGCCTGCTCACGCTCAAGACCGATCTCGAGAGCCGCGGCGGCCGATACCTCAAGAAGAAGGCCGACGCCGAGCGCATCGCGCGCGAGGAAGAATCCCGCAAAGCCCGCGAGGAAGAAGCTCGCCAGCGCGCTGCAGCCGAAGCCGCGGAGGCCGCAGCACGGCGCGCGCGCGAAGCCGCTGAGAAGGCGGAGGCTGACCGCGCCAAGGCCGCAGCGATGGCCGATGCGAGGGCGCTGGAGAAAGCAGCACAGGCGAAGGCCGCAGCTGATGCTGAGGTCGCCGCAGCGACGGCGCGCGCGCAGGCCGAGCAGAAAGCCGCGAGCGAAGCGACGGCCCAGACCGCGGCGACAGAAAAGGCCGCGACGGCGAAGGCCGCGGATCTGGCACGTACGCACACCGCCGGCGGGACGAGCACTTTGATCGAGGCATTCGAGCCGAAGGTCGACGATTTCACCAAGGTCGATTTGCTCGCGATCCGGGCCTTCATTCGAGAAGACGAGATCATGTTGGCGCTACGCGCCTACGCGCGCGCGAACAAGGACGAGCTCAAAGCCGGCCGCGCCAAGATCAACGGCGTGACGTTCGTGCTCACCACGAAAGGAAGTTTTCGATGACCACCACCGAAGTCGCAGTCCAGCAGGCTAGCAACGTCGCAGCGTTGCCGACGCGCCATCTCGTGCCATCAACCGATCTGTTCTCCGACCCAGCGGCCTTCGAACACGCGCAGCGAGTTGCCAAGGTCTTTGCCTCGTCAAAACTCGTCCCGCAACACATGCAGGGCAACACGGCCGACTGTCTTATTGCGCTCCAGATCGCACGCAGGCTCAATGAAGAGCCTCTGACAGTCATGCAGCAAATCTACATCGTGAACGGCCGCCCCGGTTGGTACACGAGCTACATGATCTCGCGCGTCAACCGCGCTGGGATATTAAAAGGCCCAATCACATGGGAAGAGGCGGGTGAGGGCGACGCGCTCACTGTGACTGCAAAGGCAGTGCTCGCAGCCACTGGAGAAGAAATCCGCGCGTCTGCGGACATGCGGATGGCAGCCGCCGAGGGATGGACCAAAAACGCCAAATACAAAAGCATGCCAGCCCATATGCTGCGCTGGCGCTCGGCCGCGATGCTGATCCGCCTTTACGCCCCCGAGGTCATGCTCGGCATGCCGGCCGTCGAAGAACTCGAGACGATGCCCAAGATGCGGGACGTGACGCCTGCGAAAAACCTAGCCGATAAGCTCGACGCTCTCGCCAAAATCCCCGACAAGCCTGCCCCGGCGGAAGCGGCCGAGACGCACGACCCCGACACGGGCGAAATCACCGACGAGCAAGGTTCGCAGCAGGAAGCGCCGAACGCACCTGCGGCGGGCCAGCCGGCTTCCGATCCTGATCCCTCCCAAAGGAAATCAGAACAACCGGGAGCCGGCGCGGCCGCTCGTGCCGAGAAAGACGACGGCCCGAAAACCGCGGCGGCTTATCTGCAAAACACCCACGCATGGATCGAAAACCTGCTCGACGCCGACGCTGGCGAGAAGCGATGGAAAGCCGAGAAGGCGCAGCGGAATAAGCTGAACGTCGATCCCGACGACCGTGACCGGCTTGATGCCGAATTGAAGGCGAAGATCGCGGCGCTGCGCGGCGGGACAGCCAGCCAAAAGCAAGTCGTGTGATGCACTGACTGCGGCGTGAGCTCGCCGCAGTAGGGGCAACATGCTCGAAACCGCGGACATTGTGATCCGCAAACAAACGGAGACTTCAGATGAATACCACTGGCACCAATACCAATGGCCGCTCGCTGGCGACGCCACCGCCGCTCCCGGCCACCAAAAAGGACTTGCTCGCCCAGCGCGTCGGTCAGATGCGACGGACGCTGAACGACATGGTCGAGGAATCGCATATCGCTCTTTACGGTGACGATCGGTATGTCGCCTTCCTCAACGCCGTTTACGACGAGCAGGCGGTAGAAGGTTCGCTGTCGGCCGACAACATCATGGCCGCGACCATGATCCGCGACCACGCCAAGAAGAATGGTGGCGGTCAGTTGGTCAATGAGAAGCTGGCAACGATCAGCAAGGCACTCGGCGTTGTTATGCGGCGTTACGAGATCAGCCGCAAGGAACGCCGCGACATGATCCATGGCGAAACAGTGCCGGGCAACAACGGTGATTGATTGAGGCGCCGGGGTTAATAGCTCCGGCACTCTTTCCTTTAGCGCGGGCATGGTGTCCCGCAGTTATTAAGCAGGAGATAGTTATGAAATGCGTATGTCCGATGGGTGGCGATCGAACCTGCCCCGACAACTGTGTCATCGCCACATGGCATGGCATGCCGGAAGATCAAAGGACAAAAGAGCGTCGTCGCCCTTTAGTCGAGATACTTGCTAAGCAGGGTTACACCCAGGAAGCGATTGCAATGCAGCTTGGCGTGAGCCACCAGACGGTTGGTCGCGATCTTGAGACATTGTCCATCGTGGACAATGTCAAAGGGCAAGGCAAAGACACGCTTGGGCGAAAGAAGAGTACCGGCCGCCCAAAGGGCAGACAACGCAAGACCACGGCCGATCAGGACGCACAGATTGCCGGTGCGATTTTGGACAGCGGCAAAACCTATGAGCAAGCGCAACAAGAATTTGATGTCAGCAACACAGTAGTGCGGCGCGCAGTGGCGCAAGAGCAAGGGCGCCGAGAAGCGCAGGCCGACCCACCGATTGATCCGGCCACGCTGTCGCTATCGGCGCAAGAAAAACTGGCGGCGGCTATGCGCCAGTATCAACGCAAGCTCGATGCCAAGTATGAAAAGGATTTGCGCGACGGTATCCAGAAAGCCGTGGAAGATGCCGTTCTGCCGCACTACGAAGAGAAGATTGCGCTAAGCGAGCAGATAACCAAAGCCCGTCAAGGGCTCATGAAAAAATCCGACTACAACAAGATCAGATTCTGTTTGCATCCCGACCAGTACATGAACCGCACACCGGAACAACGCAACGCTGCGAGCCAGTTGTGGGAAGAGTTGGAGGTCGTGCTGGTCAGTGAGGCTGAGAAGCCCACCGACACATTCAAGATGCCAAAGACCTATGCCGAATTGTTGGCGCGCAAGCAGGCAGCGCAGGAAAAGCGAAAGACGAGGCGCGGACCGGGCCACCAGTCGCTGGCCGCGACGGAATGCGGATAATGCAACCCCGGCTTTTCAACATGCGCCTTCACGCGACAGTCATTGCGCTCGCCATGGTCCCGCTCGGGCTGTTTGCGCTCGCGAGCTACGGCAAGCCGCAGAAGCCAGTAGTGCCGATCGAGCAGCCGACCGTGCTGCGCGCGGTCAAGACCGACAGCTTTCGCGCGCCTGTAGTCACCGCCGAATTCAAAGCCACACCATTCACGCCGGTCCTAGTCGAGCGTCCGGTCGTGACGGAGGAGGCTCGGTCCATCCCCGCCTCCGGGCCTCCTCCACCACAGTCAGTCAAGAAGAAGACCCGGTTGGCGTACCGATCGGACGACATCTGTACGCGACACGGGATGTATCGCGTGAATTACGGCCGCCGATGGCGGTGCCGGAAATGATCTCAACCCAGAAGGACTATCACCCCATGAGGAAACTACTTGCAGCAACCACCTTGGTACTCGCCATGGCGGCACCGGCCCACGCCCACCTGATCCTGTTCGACAACCCGAACCAACCGAACTCCGGGGACGCTGTGTCCCAGTCGTTCGTCGACTTCGGGGCACAGGGCTTCGGCAACAGCCCGGCGGCACTGACCCTGCAATCCAATGGCTCCCAGATCGGCAGCGTCACGCCGAGTATCACGGGAACCGCTGTCGTTCACGATCAGGCCATCGCCGGGAGCAACAAAGCCGCAACCCCAACGCTGACCGACTTGGGTTGGCTCGGCGGCAGCGTCGTTGCCATCGGCTACAACAGCAATCAAAGCAACCAGACCGGCATTACGCTCCAGCAACTGGCGCTGACGGTCTACAGTGGAACGACGGCGCTCGCCTCGTTCAGCCTCGCCACAAACCTGATCCCGCTGCAGTTTACGGCAGCCGACCTGCAACTGCAGGAAGGCCACGGCAACGCGATCTTCGGGTTCGTGCTGGACACGCAAGAGCGCGCTCAGTTCAACGCACTCGTCGCCCTGACCGGCAGCGGTGATTTCCGGGTTGGCCTGGCCGCCAACATGGGATGCTTCGGGGCTGCGGGCAACGACCCGAATTGCCAAGTCTCGAACGACGGCGCCGACACGTTCTATCTCATCGCCCGCGGCAACCCGATCATCAACCCGACCTGCCCGGATTGCGTCATCAACCCGGTCGACGTCGTTCCCGGCCCGGTGGCCGGTGCCGGTCTGCCGGGGCTGTTCGCCGCCTGCGTCGGGCTGTGGGGCTGGCGGCGCCGCCGTCACGCGCCTGTGGCGTAGTCACCTTGTCTCAGTCTCACCTCATTGGAGTTTACCTTCATGAAGAAGCTGCTGCTGTTCACGACCGCTGCACTGATCGCCACGCCGGTGGCGGCCACCGCAGACATGGCGTTGCGCCTGCAAGACGGCGCGCTCGTCCAGGATTTCTTTTCTGCGCCTGGAGCGAGTTCGTTCACCGGGCCGACCGACTTCGCGTTTGGAGATTTCACGATCTCCAACATCACGGGATCGACGACGCCGTCGACCACTGCCCCGGTGCTGTTGTCGACGAACACCTTGGACCTTCAGTCCACGGACATCGGATCGCACGTCCTCGACATCTTCGTCACCGGCAACAATTTGTTGTTCCCGACGGGCATCAACAACACCTTCTCGGGCTTCACCAGCGTTTCGTTGTCGGACGGCTGGACCTCGTCGTTGTCTACTTTGCTCGACACCGGCAATGGCAACTTCACCGGGTCGTTGGTTGACAGCATCGTGTTCAACGGCAACGGCATCTCGACGTTCTCCAACAACCAGACCGCCCTGGCGGACTTCGGTACTGGGCCGTACTCGATCACGGCGCACTACCAGATCACGACCAACGGCACCGGACAGGCCAACAGCGGCATCCAGTTCGCCGCCGCGGCAGTCCCCGGCCCGGTCGTTGGCGCCGGCCTGCCCGGCCTGATCGCCGCGGGTCTGTTCATGGTCGGCCTCGCCAAACGTCGCCGCAACCGATCAGCTCAGGCCTGACGGGCCCTCTGCCCACTGCCCTCCCGTCAGCATGAGGGCGCGTGCGGGTCTATGTGCCGCGTCCCGCACGCGCATCATGCTCTGCTGGAGCTGCCCGCATGATCGAATATGAGTTCATGACGATGGGGCAAATCCCGTTTGGCTATATCGCCGGCTTTGGGATCGTCGTGTTGGCGCTAGTGGTACTGGCCGCCTACGGGTGGCTCGTCGCGGTAGCGCGGATAATGGGATCGTGACCACCCGTCCCGAGATCCGCGAAAAATCACCGCGCTACTGGAAGACCGGCCGCAAGCTCAGCGCCAAGCGGATCGCCGAGAACGAGCGCGCCGCAGAACTCAGCCGGTGGATCAAGGAAGAACTCGCCAGGGCCAAAACCGAGATCTAAGCCGAGGAGAAAAAATGACCGTCACTTATGAAACGCGGTGCGACAAAGTCGATTGGGACAATCTCAAAACGGAAGTTATCACAAAGCTCGAATACCTTCGCATGGCCTGGGCGGCTTCGGAGCAGGGCGCGCCGACTGAATTGCATAGGAAAATTGTTAACGATCTTTATGTCCCGGCTATTCGCCTGTTAGCGGAGTTTTGCGCGTGTCTCGAAGTGGATGAAGCACCGGACGACCAATGAGCCAATCCAAATGAACATCAAGATCGCGCTGCCCCGCATGCCGGCAAGCTTGGCCAAGGCGCTCGATCGCTACAGCGACTGGGCCGAGCAGCCGGTCCTGCGCCGGGACCTGGTGTCGATCGGCATCATCGCCAGCGTCTGCTTTGTCTATTCGTTCTGGGTCGGCGCTGAAGCCGCCATGGTCCTCGGCATACCGAGCGGCGTGTTGGCCTGGATCGCCATCGAAAATTGGTACGCAGCATGACCGGAGGCGAGCGATATATCTGCCGCGGCAAGGGGCGAGCCTATTACAACAACGGCCGCTCATGGCGGTGCAACCGAACTCGGCAGTAACGTTTGAGGTTGCTTGAACTCGCGAACTCCGAGCCCGTCAGTAAACTGTGAAGATCGACATGACCAAAGAGCAGGTAGAACTCGAACTCCGGCTGCACATGACAAACCTCTGCCTCGCGGTTCTGAGCAAGCGCGATGGCATGTTGCGCGAGTGCAAGGAGCTTTTGGTCGACAAGGTTTGCGAGTTGATCGCCTCCGCGCGCAAATCCGACGTTAACGGTTAGTGGGTGACTGCGATGAGACTTGGTGAACTGTTCGCCGTCGCGCGACACATCAAGGCGATGGCGGGGGAACTCAAGTTATGACTGCCCGCCTCCCCTTCACGCAGCAGTCCGTGCGCCGCGCGATCGCCGCCGCGCGCAAGGAGGGGCTGCGGGTGACGGAGATCCGTCCGGATGGGACTTTGGTTGTGCAGGACGGGGACGCACCGGTTGCCCCGCTCGAGACGCAGGAACACAATGACAGAGCCTCCCGCTGGGCGGAGGTCAAGGCATGAGATCCGTGCGGCTGGATCTTCCCTACTTGATGGCCGATACCGACCGGCACGGGAACCGGCGCCTTTTCGTGCGCCGGCACGGCCGCAAGATCCGCATCCGGGAGCAGCAGGGGACCGCGGCCTT